CTGGAATTTGAACGCTAGAACCAATCGCGCCAGTTCCTAATCCCACCTGTATTTGTGCGATAGGTGCCGTCGTTTGAGACTGAATCGCAGGATAAAACCGAGAGGCATATATCGTGCTCGCCAAAGAAACGCGATCGTTTGCGCCTTGCCCGAGAACGTCTTGGATTATGCTTTGAATAACGTTTTTCTTTTCAGTCTCATTCATATTCGTTCCGAAAAACGAAACTGAGATTTTTAACGCTCTATTCTCGGGCCTAACTATTTTGTAGTTGTATGTAGCGTTGTAGTACTGTTCGTCTACAAATTGAACCTCATAATTTCCTGTCGTTCCGCAGCCCGCATCTTTTCGTTGGTAAATCGTGCGAGCGATTTCTGAATCCTCTCCGCCGACAATGGCAATCAAAATTGAATGAGGGTCTATAGAGACGCCGTACTGCGTTATTTCACTATTTGTTGGATTCTCTAACACTCGAACATCTAAAACACCCTCAAGCGCTGCCAGATTAGCCTCAATCGCCTCTACATATCCCGTCGCATTGACTGCATAGGATTCAATCATACGGTTCCGTAACTCGGCATCGGTCTCTTCGTCTCTGCCAATCACGCCAGCCGTCGGATTAGTAATCGAATCCCATCCGGCAATGGTTGTAACAATGCGATTAACTGAGCCTGCGGCAACCTCGATAGGCCCATGATTGATAGCGGTAAAGGCGGAGACAACCGAACCGGTATCATCGATTAAAGCGCCGCCCGCATTTGAGTGTCGATACTGATTTCCGAGAGCATCCTGAGCAATTGCCCCATACGGAATAAATGTTCCTCTCAAACCACTCAGAACGCAGTTAACAACTGTAGGCTCGGAGATTTTTCGCTCCAAACCGTACAGAGATGCCAAGGCATCTAAATATTTGCCTGTTGCGGTATCGGGGTTGGCCATGTTTGCCAAAAAAACTATTTCTGAATTTTTCGCTTCGATTTCTGAGACAATCAAATCTAGAACCTGACCCATCGGTGAAGACGGTTCAATATTTAACAGCGGTTCTGTAGGAGAGGTCTGGAACGCCTGCTGAATTTTCGTGCCTAAATCCTCTCTAATTTCTTGCGTACTCGGCAATTCAATTCCGACAAGCGGATTAAAAATAACTTGGGCCATGATTTTTTAAAAAACAAAAGATAATGTTTCGCCTGATTCGGTCGTGATCGTGATTTCACCGTGTAGAGTGCGGGATTCTTCGTCTACTGCTGTAACCGTTACTGAATCAACAGATTTCACTCCTGAAACACGATTACCCGCCTCATGAATGATCTGAGCAAGTACCGAAGAATCTAATTTTTTTGCGAGCTGAACTTCCTTCCACGCTATACCGTTTGCCTGTTGCAAATAGGCGTCATTCGTCCATAACCTAATCTCATTGGCGAGGTTTTGCGCTATTGCCAAAGCGCCTGAGGTCAGTAATATGTTTCCCTCTGGCGTGAGTTGCAAATCCCAATTAGGCGTTAATAAAGCTGTTTTTGCGGTATGCGCCATTTTTTACCAATCCCAACATTCGCCAGTAGCTGATGTTTTTTTAAACCCCTGTTCTACAGTTCTCGAATAGGGAGATGTTTTAAACTCATTAGGATTTTTCGGACGTTTGGTTATGAAAGTTTTTTGTGCCATTCTTTCTAACCATTTAACTCGGATTTCCAGTTGTTCTATTTTTTCTAATAACTCAATTTTCTTCATTGAGGTTCTCCGCTCGTTCCGTCCCCTGTTTGTACGTTCGTATGAACATGTGTTGTAAGACTGATATTCTTAGCCTTAACGTCACCGCTAAATGTAGCGTTTGCGCCGCTTGAGCCACCGCCGGAAATCGGGCCGTTCAAATTGATCTGAGAAGAATTAACCGTGAAGCTCGTACTCGCATTAACCTCGCAATCAGGAGCCTCCAGCGTGATTTTGGTTGGCGCTTTGAGCTTAATAGTCCCTTCGTCTTCCAGATGTATAAACACTTCAGGCGCCTGTCCCCAAAAGCCACCGATATAAAACGAATCTGACGGGTCAAAACTTCGATATGTCGCTGGCACCTGTGGCGAGTTATTCCCGCCGATATTAGAAATATCATGCTTGGCCACTACAGCCAAACCGATATCGCCGATTTTCGGATCGCAAATAATTGCGGCCTTCCCATGCTGTAGACGAAAATACGGAAGTTTTGGAATCGTTGTGACTTCCAGTCCGTCACCTGAATTATTTCGAGGCTTAAGAAGCGGCTTTACTGTTACATACCCTGCTCCGCTTCCGTCTCCTGACCGCTCAACCGCTGTTACCACAACGGGAAGCGATGTACTGACAACCTTAGAAACAATGGAGCGAACGAAAAAATCCATCGCGTTAAGTTCACTGCTGCAGGCAAAATCATCATAATTCGCTTTTAATTCTGTTTCTGCCATTTACCACCTCGGGAAGATTCCAGAAATTGAAGTTTTCCAAGCCCCGCCGCTCGGGTCGTTCGCACTCAACTCATGTTTGAGAGATACGATTTTCCAAGTTCCGGATGCGCGGGGGACAATCGATTCGAGCTTGAAATTCGCTCCGATTCTTAGCTCAGGTCTGAAAAACGTTGCTACGTTAATGCCGTCATTTGTAAACGTTGGGTAGCCGATCATCCCGTTAGATGAATTGATAAGCGGTAATGTCCCTTGAGTTTTACGGCTCGCCGTCTTTGGGATGAGAACAACTTTTTCATCATCAAAGAGCAGATTTGCGCCCACAGCATCCGCAAGACGCCGCATTTTAGTGACAGGGTCGCCGTTGATTATGCAGTTTCGTACCGAAGCCGTAACGTCGTTATTTTCCAATACATACCCGATCTCGTTTGAAATCTGCCCGATCAGCCCCGCTACTGTTTGATCGCCTGTCACAGAAATTGGAGACTGCGGGATTAATGCGGGGAAAAGACCACAATTTGCCTCAATTTTAAAAGTGGGAGATGGAGCCGCATTAAAATCAGCCCAAGCATTAACAATCTCACCCTTAAAAACGACTGAAAGAGTTTTACCCTTTTGTCCCGCTGAGATATTAATTTTGTTTCGCTTTAATGAAAACGATTTAAACCCTAGGTGCGTCAAACGCTCCATAGTATTAAGAGACAAACCCTTCAAAACGACTGAGGCCTTCGGATAAGCTGGGCATCCTGATTTATCAATCGAAACCGAGACAGCGAAGTCTTTAAATGTGATCGCCTCCTGACCGTCCATAGCAACCGTTACAGCAATATCTTTTTGCGTGTAGGTAGTTTCATTATTATCCATTTAGAACCTCACCATCGTTTGCATAGACAAGAATCCAACGCTCGTTTAATCCTTCATACTGAGGATCAGAATTACCTAACGTGTCAACCATCATCAGCCGTCCTTTAAAATTCGGCGATGGATATGTATTAATCGGTGTGCCGTTGCATATTTTCCTGCCCTTGAAAATATCAACCTCATTGCAAGTCAAATTGCAGTACATAGACTCTGCAACCTGTCGTAAGCTAATGATACAATTCTGCCCATCCAGCACAACAGAAAACTCTTGCCACGGCAGCGCTGAAATATTGATTTGAATCATGCGTCCCCCTCCTTTTTAACCCAATGGATAAAAAGGTCTATTTACCCAATTTCCCTAAGCCGTTAATTAAGCTCTGAGCCATTGTTGGTTTTGTCTGTGCCTGACCTGTATTTACCTTGGCTACAGAGGTCGCCCTCTTAGGCGAATAGGCGATTTTTTGCTGATTTAGATTGACGGTAATGATCTCGACAAATGAGGCGTGTACCGACAGCATACAGGCGTTAGAGGTCTGTGTTCTTGAGAAATCGTAATGCTCAAGCGCCATGTTTCGCCAAATTTTTGCGGGCGTAAAAATAACACAGGTATCTGTGCTATTCATTCGTTTATCAAGCATCGCAAGCGCCAAAACCTGTACAGCGTAATTTCCCGTAAAGAGAAATTCAACGTTTACCCGCTCTGGCTCTCGAACGATGTTAAACGCGGCCAATTGCCCCTTCTCGATAGGCTCTGTCGGAATTCGAGAACTCTGATCCGCATCAACGGAGGCAATTGATGAATAAGGAATGAACGGCAAGAGGTTATTGCCTAAAACTGCCCAAGCCAAGCCCATAATTGAATTCATCGAAGCCATATTAGTAATCTACCCCAGATGAAATATTGTTCACCATATCAGTTGAAGCCGTCATTGCTCGAGAAACTCCCTCACACACCGCTTGAACAACCTGTTCTCTATCCGCGTTACCGTTGATATTCACAGTTGTTTGATTGGAAATTGGGGAGTTAATGTTCGTGGTTCGTCCTGCCTCTTTGACGACAGCGGCGGCATTGCCGGCCTGTGCTCCAGCGGGAGCTACGGCCGCCGGGGTCTTATCTCCCCCGCCAAACCAGTTCTTAGGATTAACCCAAGAGGGCATTTTGAAATTCGTAATGCTACTAAAACTATCAGTGATCCAATCAATAATAGGCTGTACTGAAGCCTTAATAGATTCAAACGCCCCAACGAACCTTTCTTTAAATTCAGATAGGGAGCCAATGACCTTAGCAATTTTTGCCGCTATTAAACCTATCGTAATAACGATGGTTTCAATGGCGGCTTTGGCAACCGTTCCGAATGCCTGAAGAAGAAGCTTCCCAATCGGCTCAAGCGCCTCGCTCAACTCTTTAATCGCTTTCCATGCGTCTTGAAAGCTCTGCCGAAGCTCTTTGATTTCCTCATCGGAGCTCCCCAGGGATCACAACAGATCCTCAAAAGCACTCGGACCTCCTTTGGCAAAACTTATCAAGTCTTCCAAAGCAACCGCTAACGCAATTAAAGCGGCCACCGTCAGCCCGATAGGGCTAGTCATTAAGGCAATCGCTTTTGAGCCCAACATCAACGCAGAGCGAGGTCCCAATGCCAGAGCAGCGGCTGTTCCAATTACACCCAGCGCAACCTTAATGAACTCACTATGCTCGGCAATAAAATCGGTAAACTGCCCGAACTTTTCAACCGCCTTTTCAACGAACGGAAGGAACATCCTAGCGATCTGATTACCCATGTTTTCATGGATAAAGTTGTGAGCTCCCATTGAGTTTTAAATCGCCTAGCGTTTTCCGCGTCCTTTGGCGTCAAAGCCATTTTGCGATATTTATCAACAAGCTCATTCATCTGCTTGTTGTTTTGCAGGAACACTGCCGCACTTTCACGGGTCAAACCGAGGTACTTTAAAGCATAATTCGCCTGAGCTCCTGTCATGCCGTTCAGCTGCTTTCCCATGCGTAAAAACACATCAGCACTCGCGCCAGTGCGTTCTGTAAAAGACTTCATCGCGGATGTAAACGCTTCTGCTGAACCTCCTGCCGCAATATTGGCTTTTCTCCACGCATCAATTTCAGTTACATTTCCCCGTACTTCTTTAGAGAGCTTTTCTAACTTATCGCCTTCCTCTATAAAGTTTGTGAACATGAGCTTGGCACCAAACATAGCGGCCAGTGGAGCGGCATAACTTTTGATGGCGGCAAATACACGTCTGGCCGTCGAATCGAGTTGGGACAGCGATTTTGAGGCCCCCTTGGAGGCGTTAGACACATCCTTTCCGGCTTTCTTTCCGCTCTCTCCAAGGCTATCCAAATCTTTAGATGTCTTCTTGGCGTTTTGACCAGCTTCATTTAGAGATGAGGAGACCTCGTTAATGCCGTCAGAACTGTCGCCCAAAGCGTCAAGTTTTTCGCCTGTCTGTTGGGCATGTCCGAGCAATTGATTTAATTTGTCGGATAAAACTTCAAAAAACTTGATTACGTCATTGGAATTGACCGATACGTCAATTACTAAAGAGTCGGTTGTTTGAGCCATGATCTTACGCGCTCTTTTGCGCTACCCACGAGTTGTAGTTTTTGATTAGCAATGCCTCATCTAATGCGTAGGCATCCTCAAGCGTTAATTGTGTCTGTAGTTCAACTAATGACGCCATGCCGCCGTTGATCAAACGAGACATTAGAGGCGTGAGCTGAGTAGTTACTGCCACGCCCCGTACCCGCGCACAATCAGCTAAGAACTCGGCTCTTCGGGGTAGAACTGGCGAACCAAGTCGGGAAAAAAACCAAAATTCACCTTAAAGCTCTCGATTCTAAGTTTGATAATGGTCAGCGGGCTGGAGATATATCCGTCAGCGTCATCAAACGAGAATTTTGCTTCGCTCTTACCGTCGATCTTATAGACCTCCGAAAGCAGTTCATCCAGCAAAGCTTTTGCTTCAACGTGAGGAACACTAACCAGCGCTTTAATCACGTCTTTGTACCCTAAGGCGCTCTCAATATCGAGGTTCTTGCCTGTCATCAAGGCAATCCGAATCATTAAATCCTCGGATTTTGTGGCAGAAAAGGGATAGATTTTGAACGTAAGCTGTCTGCCGCCGTCTTCCACCTTAATAATTTTTGGTTCCTTCATTTATACACGCTCCATAGATTCAAAATGGAATACCCATGTTGTCGGGGCTAAAACCTTATTCAATGCAGGCATCGGATTAGCGGTTTGCAAAACACCGTTTGAGAATTGGTATGTTCTTCCGATCGACGGGATTTTGATTGTGAGATTACACACATAGAGCCGCTTATTTGCGTTCATTGCCTCATAGATCGTAGAAAACGACGTAGCGGTCGGAGAATTAGCCTCCAGAGTCACAGTAACCGGATAAATATTCGGCGTCACGCCTGCGGCCATTTTCCCATCAACGCCCATGCGAGTTTCAGCAACCTGCTGAGAATCAGCAACTATAGCGGCATCAGTTGAAAAACGCTCTAATTTAATGCCGTTCGGATAAAGGTCTTCAACCGTCATCACTGCAGAAGCATTGGCGGCAGTGATATCTAAATTTTGTGTTGGCATTTTATTTTCCTAAAAAGAAAGCCGCCACAACGGACGGCCTTTTCGATTATTCAAGGTGTATTTATAAAACTGCTACAAGCGGCATAGAGACGCGCTGAATTGAACCAGCATACGAGAACCATAGACCAAGCCGCGGCGTTCCTCGTTCCGTTCTCACATTTGCGGAAGGGGCTTCAATCAGGTACCAATATCCCTTAGAGTAAAGGTCCTGCTTGATT